GCCGAAGGATTATTCTCGCCGGCTTGCTTAATCCCTTCTGTTACCAGGTCAAGCAATACGGGATTGGTAGGAATTCCCAAGCTTTACCTCCTTGAATGCGTTGACCCATTGATGATACTGAGTATTGATATCGTAATTTTTTTCTACAAATTGTCTCGCATTTGTTCCGATCTCTTTTCTTAAGCGAGAATCGTTGATCAGTAGTTCCATTCCTTTAATCCAACAATCTTCATCGTTGTTGGTTACAAATATTCCTTTATTGATTTCATCTGCCTCTTGAATGACATCATAAGGTGGAACATAAGAAGTAATACAGGGAATTTCTAAAGATGAGAACTCAACCCATTTGATCGTACTCTTGGAACGGTTAAAAATGGAGTCTTTGACGGGAATAATGGCGATATCAATATCCAAGGCCGCTAGACGATAAGGATGGGCGGGCGTATCCACCCAAGGATGAAATTCAAACTGCCCGGGTCTAAAATCTTTCTCCATGCTATGAGGCATATATCCCACCATGAGTATTTTCACATTGGGATATTTGTTGGCAATCTCAATCAGGGAATTGCGAATGAGGTAAAGATCTTCCCAATGAGAATGACCTCCGGCCCAGCAGATACGAATCTCGTCCGGATTCTTTCGTCGAATATCCAATCTTTTCCAGCTGTTAACATCCACGCAGTTGGGAAGTACTTTCACATTAGGATTAAATTCTCTGAAAACATTGGCCAAATGATCATTGGTCGTGGTAATTAGATCAACCATTGAAATTGATTTTTTAATTTCCTCAATACGATTCTGATTTTCCTTGATATTTATATTCTCGCCGTCTTTCCATTCGTGAATTATTTTTCCATTGTTTTGGATTTTAATTTCTTCAGTTCCGTAATCAACATAATGGTTTGAAAGAGGAGAGACATTGAAAACATCGTCATCATAATCCATGACAAGCTTTGCATCAATATTTGAATCCTGGGTAAAAGATCTTAATTTTTCGATCAACTTACTTCCTGAAATTCGTTGGAGAAAATAAATATCTGAGGTCATGGCCTCGATGAATTTCTTTTTTTCTGTTGTCATATTGACCAAAAGATTTGAAATCCAAAGTTCACGATGTTGCAATTCTTTATTCCGGCCTGCGGTATAAACCGGAAGCATGGTCCGGTAATAGTCACAGGCTCCATCCGAAGCTCTGAAAATACATATCTTCATAATAGATGCCCATACAACTTGGAAAAGTTATTCATGAAAATTGGCCCCAAATTATCCAACTCCGCAAAAGCCTGAACATGAACTACGCTTGGAATAATATTGTAGGTGAAATTCTCAGCCATTCTTCTAATTAAAAGATAATCAGAAATAGGACTAATCTCATACCAAGGTTTGGGAAGTTTTTCCAAACTTCGCATATTGTACATGGCCGTGCTGACATGAGATTCAATAATGTCAAATCCAATCTTCCAAGCCGTAAAATCCAAATGCTTATTTCTGGAAACTCCCAATACTTGGCCCATGACCATGGAATACCCTTGCCGGGCTTCCCAAAGATGCTGAAGCCCCCAAGGCAAAACACAATCATCATCGGCCACAAGATAAACCCATTCCAACAATTCCACATTTTCCAAACAATGCTTAATTGGAATCGAAGGCTCACCCTGGGGAACATTGGGAACGAATCGGATACATTCTTTTTCTTTCTCAGTTAATAATTCCATCAATTCTGGATAATCGTTATCTGGAAGCGAAATTGTAACTCGAACATTAAGACCCGAATTAAAAATCGTATGGATATTGCATACCAATCCATTTAATCGTTGTTTAAGTGTAGGAATGAAAACATCCAAATCAAACACCACTGGACACGCTCCAAAACATCTTTCCTTCATTACTTCGAAGCCATTTGTTAAGTGTATTTTCTCGTAATTCTCGATCCCCAACAATCAATTCGGGCATTTTTCGGGTCAAAGCAATCCAAGTTTCAAAGGGAATACTAGCCACTTTACGCAAAGAACGATCCTTCGAAAAACCATTCTGAAGATCTTTTTTCGATTCATAGTTTGATTTCAGAACTGGATCAATATCAATAGTTTTAGTCAGAGTAAACTCTCCGTTTTTCTCTGTAAATTCTGATCCTTCTTGAAGTTTGCTTGATCTTATAATCATAAATTTTTTAAGGAAATGGCGGAGCAGGGACGATTAGATCCCTGCCCCACCAATTCAATTCTTAGCTCAGGTTTTTCACGGCTCCCGAGGCTTTTTCGTTCAAACTTTCCAAGGTCAATTCTGCGACCATCTGGAATTTGCGAGCATCGCCAGTTCGGGCAAGTTCTGCCAATCCAACTGGACGAAGCCAGGCTTTACGCCAATAACTCATATCCAAGTTGAATATCTGATTCGCCAGGCTTGTATTCATAACATGGGATAGAACGGTTTTAAGCGTTCCAAACGAGCTTTGATAGATATCCACCGAATTCACAACTTTCGCCGCATCGGCTGCAATGTAGCGAGTGTTGTTTGTAAACCCTGCGATTGCTACTTTCTGCGCTCCACCCGAAAGAATCACATCCGGATCTCCACCAGCAGCCCAAATGGTCTGCAAGTTAGCGTCCAAGATGGCCGAAGTGAGAGGGCGATTTGCCGTGGCCGTGCTGACATTGGTCACGATCCAACCCGCCAATCCTTCGAGGGTGCGAGCCGTGGTAACGCTTGACCCCGTAGCTGCAGCTGAGTTAACAACCAAGGCGTATTCAATGTCGGTAGCCAGTTCTTTGGTCAACTTCTGAACTTGATAACCGATTTCCGAGGAACGACCGGCCTTACGAACAATTTCTTGCGTACCAGAAACAATAAAGTTTTTGGTTAGGATTTGAGTGTCATTCGATAGACGGGTGGTCGGACCCACCGTTGCGGCAGACGAATCGTCACCTTCCACGGCAGCGTTAGCCGTCGGGGAATTCAATGTATCGGTTTGCCATTCATGAAGCGTCGAATAGGCCCGAACGGATTCTGTCATGCTGAGAACGGGGGTTTTCGTCGGAGAGATATTGACAATAATGTCAATCAAGTCCTCTCGATTACCTTTCGCTTGATAAGTTTGAAATGTACCAGAAGGGGGTGTCATTTTTAAGTCTCCTTAGTCAGGCAATATGCCTTTCTGCCTTAGAACTTCGTTCCAGGCTTCTTTATCATCACCCAAACTCGTCGCTCTACGGAAGGCTGAACGATAGGTATGGGCCGAATCATCGGTATAACTTCCGGATGATTGACTCCCACCATCAATTTGCGTTACGGGCGGAGTTGGGTTTGCTACAACTGTTTCACGTGGAACATTTACAGGAGGACGGGCCGGGGATTTTTGAAGATCCTGGGCTTTGAGCTGGAAATAAAGAGCTTTAGACCCTTCAGGAGTGTCATAGAAGCTAACCAAGGCTGGATCTTTTATTCCCACCACAACACTTTCCATTTTCGGAAGATAGTCGATGAAATCATTGAATCCCTGTGCTTTTAGTTCATTGGAAACACGTTGCCGATTGCTTTCATAAATCGCCGGTTGAGTCCCAATGGCCAATTGCTGTACTTGGGCTTCTAGAAATTTTAAGCGTTCATAGACGGGATCTTGCTGATATTGTGATTGCCCAATGTCCTGAGGTTGACCACTTGATTGTTGATTTAATGGTGCCTCAGAAGGACGATTTCGCAATCGTTCTAATTCCTGTCGTTCTTCCGCTAATTTCCGTCGCTCTTGTCCTACTCTACTTGCTGCATCTGCTAGATGCTTGCTAATTTGATCCTGGTCCGAATATTTTTTTAGTTCCTCGGCTGTGATCACAACTTCTTTTCCGTCAATCTTCTGACGAATTTTCTTGGTAGACATCTTATCCCAATCAATGAAATCATCCTCTACAGGTTTTGATTTCTCTGGTTTTGGGGTTTCTTCTTTAAATCGGGGCTCCTCAGCCTGTTCCGGATTCTGTGCCACGGGCTGAGAAATTAAAGGTTCTTGGCTAATGCGAGGATTTTGCGTATTTATTTCATTTTGTTCCTCGATAGTCCCAAACAAACGCTCTGTGGTTGAAATATTTTCATCTCCATGCGTTTGTCTCAAAGCCTCTACATTGGCATTGGCCGATTGACGATCCGGCATTTGACTGACCTGGACTTTGTTAATCCCAACTTCGGTCGCAATAGGGCCATTCATTGGAATAGTTGTTTCAGTTGATACTTTGCTTCTGTTGTAAACACCTTTAGGCATTTTGTTCCTCCTGATTTTCTAGGGTCGGATTCTGACCACTTAGTTCCTTAAGGGATGCAATAGCTGCGTCTCCCTGAGAAATTAAAAATTCGAGTTGTCGTTTTGGTTTTTCACAAGCCAAAAACATTTGCTGAGCCTTCACCCGATCCTCGTCAGTACGAGCGTTTCGTAATGTCATGACTGCTTCATCAAAAATAGCCCCGAAAATATATTTCTGAAGCCATTCCCAATCTTTGCCAGATTGAACTTGACGAGCCCGATCTCCATGTAAAGATTGAAGTTCAAGATTTTTGACTTCATCAATGGGAAAACTAAGATTTTCCATTATTGGCCTGGGATCATGTTCGAGTTTTGACTTGCTGTTTCTAAAACTTGTGTTGGAGCCGATCCTTGTCCCATTGGTTGTCCTTCCTGAGGAGGCGGGGCCATAGCCTGCATATCGAATTCGTTTGTTTTCTTAATGCCAACCAAGGGCAAGAATTCTTTAAATAATTTATTCGTATCAATAAACTTGGCCTGCTGAGGAGGAAGGACTTGCATTTGTACGAGACTGCCGGTGGCCTGATTAGCTTGATTAGCCCGATCCATGATCAACATGAATTTATTTATCTGATTCTGCTTGTTAACAGACATATTTACCTGAAGATCAAAATCGCCCTGAAGTGTTTCTCGGGGAGACATGGATTTGTCCCAGATAAGAGGCCCAAAATATTTTCCGGCTACGGCTTTAATATATTCTTCCGTCTCATATGCCTGTTCGAGTCTTAGAAGGTAACGAAAGATTGGCAACCAACAGGTATAGGCCAAATTCTTAATAACCAATTCAATCTTTTTGTTTGCATTGGTATATTGGTTTTGACTCTCCGTGGCCGATTCACTGTTCGAGGAAGAACCTTGAAGCAAAGGCGGAAGTCCCGTTTCAGCGTAGTCGTTATCTGTCCGGGCCTGAGTCTTGGCAAGAATTGCCGCCGAATTATTCGTCGGGAAAGTGGTCATGGCTTCAGCGCCAGGGCCATCACCTAAAACATAACTCCCGATCCGTTTATTTGTTAGAGCCAATAAATCAACATTGGCGTCCCGGTTAATATAATTGATGGGACGAAGATCCCGAGCCACGGCTTCCCGTTCCTGATTACGTTGGGCGTTGGTTTCTTTCTGAAGACTTTCGGTTATCTGAGGATAAGACTTTCCTTCCAAACGATGAGGCTCGGGATAAGCTTCTCCAAGAATAATGGGAGGTCGGTTGTGTTCAAAGGGCGAGAAACGATAAGGCAAATCATTCTCTACCCATCCCCGTCCAACAGTATAAGGGCGAAGCATATCGCCAAGCAAGATATAAGAACCACTTTTTAATTTACCATCCTCATCGGGAAGGAAATCCCAAACTTCAAAACACCAAATATCTTCCTGGTCTTGAACGTCCGTCGAATCGTTAAATAAAGTCTGATAATCCTGGCGACGTTGATATTTCACTACGTCGTTAATCTGATCGTCCATGCTGACCGAACCTACGGCATCAATATTTTTATATCCAAGAAGTTTTAACTCAGCCCTGGTTTTTTTGTAGCGGTGGATGAGCGGATATTTGTAATAGTTTTTCCAGGTCGCCCTTTTCGAGAAAAATAAATCTTCAGGAGGGACACACTCGATTCGAGGCTCGAAATACTTAATTCTTTTTTCTTTGGCATCGACATAGGTTTGATAGGGAGTTCCATCTTCCAGGGTCTCCGTTTTTGTTTTTTGAACTGTGACTGTTTCCGTCTCTACTTGAGGCCAAACTTTATAAATGCAAATCATGTTCCGAACAGCATTAACCGACCCTTCATAAGCTTCTTGATAGAAATCAATCGGATGACCGTTTAGACGATGATTCATTAATGTTTTAACTAACCGGGTATGATCCAAGGGGATTTCTTTATTGGTCTTTATGTCTACAATCTCATCCGGATCGCTAAACATCGTGGCTAAAACATCCACCACAATTCGTTGAGTATTTACATACGTTTTCGGAATAAAAAGTTTCGGAACGCCAAGGATATCCGAATATTTGCGTTCATCTGTTTGGAAGCGGCTATCATACATATCCATGTCTTTGCGCATCCGCTCATAAAATAATTGATGACCCGTTTTCGCATTGTCATAGAGCATGGTCCCTTGATTGATCAAAAAAGAATCCGTGACTTGAGATTTTTTTGTTATCCGAATCTCAGAAGTAGAATTAGCACTACTTGGAGGAGTGGAGGCCGATTGGCCTCGATTGTCATTAAAGGGATTAGGCAAGCATTAACTCCTCGTCTGGAATACCAATATTTATATCTGCCGTCTCATGCGCCCGCCATGAAAAACGACGCTGCAAGATGTAACGGACACAAGCATGGTGATCGTGAATTCCTTCAGCGATAGTGTCCTTCTGACCTTTCTTTTCCTCACCCACCCAGGTATCTCTTTGAAGCGTTTTAAAAGTCTTGATCAGTAATTTGTTCTCAGGTCTATTGAAAATAAAAAGGCGGGGTTGTTTTGTCCGAGGATTTAATTTAAGCCTTTCTTTAATATTCGATATGCCGGCGGCAATACTTCCTTGAAATTTATCTGCCTTGGTTAAATTGGGGATGGCGTTCTTCCCACGTTTGAGCAATTGATAAATATTGATATTGTCATGGATGGTTAAAGATGAATCAGACGAAGGATCGGCCACATATTTAACGATTCTATGATCCCGAGTTAATCGGTTAAGATCGGATTTCATCTCCTCAACCGTCACACCCCGTTTGTAACAGGTGTCCACATAAAAATTGTCTTCCCGATCCACGAAACACATCACCGCGCAGGAATCTTTCACCATGTGAGGATCAATACCGACAAAACCCATATATTTGGCATAAGGACAGGTTTCGATATGATGTTTTCGACCTGTTCGAGCTTGACAATCGCATTCGGTGTTAAAAGGCTCGATAACATGGACTTGATGTTGGAACAACTTTCCGTAAACTAGCCCTGAAAGGCTCACAAACTCGCCCAGAAGGCGCATTTTCAGTTCTTCGTAGCTTTCCATCTCTTTTAAAATTTCCCGAAGAACCTTAATATTCGCGTGCGGATTACATACAGACGCAATCTGAAACCAATCAACATTATTTCCAATCTCATCCGTGCCACGAGTAAATAAATCATAGGTCCAACTCAATCCTTTAGTCGGGGTCATGCAAAAAAGAACGTCCAGACTTGAGGCTGTGGTGAAACGCATCAAGTTTTCCTTGTAAACTTCATGATCCGGTTCTTCGTCAAAGACAAGCATATGCCTAGGTGGGCCTTGGAAGGTGCCCAAGTCTTGCTTGTTCGACATGAATTCGATGGTTCCAAGCAGTTGTTTGGTCTGAGGATTGATTAATTTAAGGGTTTGCTCACCACTGGAATAGGAATCTTCCCATTTTCCGTTGATCAAATGCTCTTTGGGAGCCCATTTTCGATAGGTTGGGATTAAATTACGAAGGACACCATTCTGATAGTCTTCGCCTATGACTCGGACGTGTTGTGGACCCTTTCGCTCAAGTCGGTGGGCGGGGTATTCGTATTTGAAGTCTTTATGCGTCCGATCAAAGATAAAAGGGAGGCTCCCTGTAGCTTTGATGATTGCTTCGATACAGCCTGTCGTGGTTTTGCTGCTCTGATTTCCACCGGAAGCACCTCGTATTGAAGCATTTGAGAGATGAACGTCCACGGCTCCGTGAAGCTTCTGTGGGATGTCTTCATCTTTGAGGAATTCTTTGAGAAACGAACGTCTTTCACCTTGTATCTCTCCACTGACCGGAGTATAGAAATAGAACGGGTTCTCAGCCTTGTTACGGGCTTCCAACTCGTCCAAGGCTTTTAACGCTTCTTGCATCTCGGCCATAACCTTGGCCTTCTGCTCGGGCGTCAGAAGTCTTGAATCTTTTCTAAGAATCTTGTTTGTTTCTTTCGATAACTGGATCAACGGTGTCCTTTACTTCTTTCCCGTTGAAGGTCATCGACCTTGTTGAGGATGCTATTTAAGACTTGTTTAGAATCGCTTTAATTTCCTCAGATATACCCAAACTTCGGATAAGGCTGATTATTAATCTGACCTGAGTCGAATACTCCATTATTGCTCGGTGGTATCCACGTG